CCAATGGGTGCTACTCGCCTGGAGAACCAAGGTGGTGGCGAGCGTGGTTTCATCGACGTTGCAGGAACTCTGTGCGTTAAGCATCCACAAGCTCACGGCAAAATCGCTTACTCATAATCCTAACTAACTAGAAATAATAATATGGCTAAACTTACTAATAACGAACGCTCCCCATACACTGATGTTATCCGACTTACGGCTACCGACCTGATTGCCATTGGCAACGGAGGAACCCGTCAAATCGCAACAATCCCTGCTGGTGGTGCTGTAAGCCTATGCGCTGTTACTAATACCGTTGATATTGTTGGTTCAACAACTTTATCTATTGGTATTGGCACAACTCTCGCTACTCCAGTAGAGTTTATCAGCGCACTTGATGTGGATGTTGCAACTGTTGGTCTTCCAACATTCAACACTGGCACTTCATTTGTTCAAACTGCTGGAAATACCACCATTAAAGGAGGCGTATTGCCAGTTGGAGCAGCGTCTACAGCTACACCAATCTATATTAAAGTGGCTGATTCTTCTGTTACAAGCATCACTGCTGGTGAAATACTGATTGGTATTGATATTCTTGATCTTACTCAGTTTCAAGCCTAATCCATAACTGGGGAGGGAGGTTAAAATCTCCCTCTCCTCTTTTCTTATGTTCGCAGAAGAAGAAATCAACGCAGCCCTTGTCCGAGAGTTATGTTCTGGTCGGAAGTTTATTGAAAGCCTAGAGAAGCGTCGAGAAATCGAAGCATCGGCTGAAGCACGAAAAATGCGTGAAGTGAAATCCATTGCAGGTAAGCCTGTTGGATCTATTCCGCAGCGCGAGTATTTACTACTTGCAAACAAATACGGGAACGAATGTTGGGATAACCGCGAGTTCGTTCGTGACTTTTTCAAATCACAATCACACCTGAAAGCAGGTAATATTTAATGCAAACTAGAACCTACGCTGAACTACTTTCTTTAATCCAAGCATTAAGCGGGGTTGTATTTGCCACTCTTGAGCTTGGGCGGATCAAAGCATTGATTAACCGCCGAGCATTAAGAGCATTTCGTTCAACAAACTACTGGCCTCGCTTCCTTAAAATCGGGGAAGAGAGAGCAGTGGTGGGTAGTGTTGTCCCATATACTGAGACTAATAAAGACTCTATTGACACATACCTTCGTATTCACAAGCAAGCACCATGGCTTAATCGTTCAGTGCAGGAATACGACATTATGGTTACAGCTGAAGGTGCTACATTGGTCGCTGGTGATCTTAATCCTACAGAAGCCTATGTAACATATAAACGTCAGTTCACTGACACATTTGGAGACGCACAAGGGGAATCCACAGCGATTCCTGCTGAATGGTTTCAATACATGGCTCATGGCACTTATGCTGACTATCTTCGTGCGGAAGGGCAGCAAGAGAAAGCGGCATTAGCAGATCAGGAAGCAGACATGCTACTCCAAGAGGAAATGATTCGCATTGACGAACAACATACTTTACAGATGGTGGCAAATAGGATATTTACCAACGCGAACATGCAGATTCGATACTAATGAACTATTCACTTTCAAACATGCTTGGTGGCGGTTTCGTCGGTGGACTTGATCCAGACGCAAAGTCTTATATTAATGAGGTAGTCGCTGCTGGAGCAACAGTAACTGGAGCGCAAAGAACTGCTATTAACAACTTTATCAAAGCAGAAAAAGACGCATCGCGATACACATTAATCAAGCGTTTGTATCTTCCAATATGGGGTATTGCGGCAGCAAATGCTATTGACTTAAAAACACTAGCATCTGGGACTTTTGTAGGAGGAACTCACGCTAGCGGATATGTTGGCTTAAATGGATTAACTCAATACTTTAGAACTGGAGCAATACCTTCCTCATTGCTTTCTAGCGTTACAGACGTGACAATCGGATTTCTGTGTTACATTGCAGCATCAGCTGGAACTCGCTCACACATTGGGTCACAGGTTAGCGCAAGCCAATCTCTTTCATCGCTTTCAACAACTACAGCACTAAGATTTGACTGCGGAAATAACATCGCAGCATCAGCTACTTTAGCAGTAGCAAGTCAAACAGGAATTATTATGCAGACATCATTTTCTGGTAGATTCCGACAAGAACGCAGATCATCCGCAGGATTTACAACTGTTCAAGATATTGCTGGAACTGCTAGCGGAACACTGCCTAATATTGAGTTATACGGTGGTGCTAGAAACCTTACAGGCGCAGTATTTCTTTTGTCTGATGGCGGATATAGCTCGTGGTTTTTAGCTAATGGATTTACATCAACGCAAACTACAAATTTCTCTACGAATCTTAAAACACTTTGGGAAACCTGCACTGGATTAACACTGCCATGATTGGATTTGTCACAACACCAGAGATATCTGCCTTGGTAACACAAGCAATTAGTGATGCTCAGACATCGCGTGGGCTACCATTGTTCTGGATGCTAATTGGTATGCCTATTTATTCTGGAAAACATACTGGTAAGCACTTTATCCAAGCTGACGAAGAGATTTTATCCACTCCTCTGCGAGGTAATCCAGTCCTAACTCCAAGAGATTTTCCTGAATTTAATACAATTATTGATTCACTAGGTGGGCTTGATGCTCGCATTGATATTCCTGCAACTGACATTATTCCATAACAACTATGAAAACTACCGTATTAGGCATTCTTACAATCGTAGCAACTATCTCCAACGTAGCTATCCAGTTCATCTCTGGTGAAGCTCCAGACTTCGCCGCAGCGTTTGCTGCTGTAGTTGCTGGTGTAGGGCTAATCAAAGCTGCTGATGCAAAATGATTAAGAGCATTTACCATAGCGTAGTCGGCACTCTTGCTCCAATCTTAGGTGTTGTCACATCTCTGCAAGAGCAAGTCGAATACGGACTACGTATCAGCGGCTTAGTTGTCGGCTTAGTTGTCGGCTTACTAAGCCTATGGCAAATCATCAAAAAGCTATGACTACATTCGTAAAGGAAATCATTCGTATCGCTAAGGCGGAAGTCGGCGTGCGGGAGATTGCCAATACGAACTGCGGCGAGCGTGTTGACCAATACAAGGCAGCGACATGGCTTAATCCTAAGAAGGGATGGGCGTGGTGCGCTGCCTTCGTGTGCTGGGTAGTGCGCGAAGCTATGACATCTGCTGGAGTGAAGCAGACCAAGACATTCAAACGTCCCCGCACCGCAGGTGCATGGGATTTTGAGAACTGGTCACTTGAACAAGATAAAACAACTAATACGAAAAAACCGCAAGATGGCGACATTCTGCCTGGTGACATCGTAATGTTTACATTTTCCCACATCGGCATTGCTGTGTCAGCTCCCGATGATGATGGCAACGTCACAACTGTTGAAGGCAATACTGACACAGCAGGATCAAGAGAAGGAGGCGGGGTTTATCTTAAATCTCGGCACATTTCCAAGATTCGCTCACGCATCCGCTTTACAATTTGAGCAATATTCTACGCAAAAAGGGGCAATAATGTCCAGTTTGAGAAACATTATACGCAAATGAAGCCAATAAAAAGTAAGTCTAAAATCATCGTTTTATTATCAGACCTTCACATCGGCTCCGTTGTCGGACTATGGCCATCTGATTTCATCTCTAATGAAGGAATCCCCATCGGGCAAAACGCATTCCAGAAATGGTTGTGGAATTGCTGGCAAGATTGCCATGAGTGGATCGCCAAGACAGTAGGGGATGAGCCTTACGAGCTAGTTGTCAATGGCGACTTGGTTGAAGGTATCCACCACCGCACTACCCAAGTCATGAGTGCAGACATCGGGGATCAATCCGCTGCCGTTATTCAGATTCTTGAGCCAGTGACAAGCAAAGCTGCTGGTGTCCACATTATCAAAGGAACTGAGTGCCATACTCGTAATGATGAGATCCGACTAGGCAAAGCACTAGGCGCATCCAAGAATCCTGAGAATGGGCAGAACGCATGGGACAATCTCGACATGGAGATTAACGAAACGCTGGTGAACTTCGCGCACCACATCTCCGCGACATCCCGTTCGTATCTGGAAGCAGGTGCGCACAGTATTGCATTAGGAAATATCACCCACTCTCGAGCGCGGGTTGGCAAACGTGTGCCATTGGTTATCTGCCGAGCGCATCGCCACCGTCACGGCATTTGGACAGATGGCAACCAAGCATCGCTCATAACAGGCGCGTGGCAGGGTCTTACACGTCACGGCTACAAAGTAGTCCCCGATGCTATCTCGGAGCCTTCCTGCATCATCCTAGACGCAAGAACGACCGACAAAGGCGACCTTCCACTATTTCACCAACGCAAATACATACCATAATGGCAAAGAGCATACCAAAAGTAAGCGGAATGGATTGGATTATAGAGCAATTCCAGCAAGTGGAAATGCATCCAGATGAGTTTACCGTTGAGATGGTTGTTGATAAGACGGGAAAACCTTATCAATCCATCAGAAATAGGATAAAAAGGATGCACGAAAAGAAGGAGTTGACTTGCCGTAAGATGTTAATCAAGGGGCGACATGTCAATGTCTACAAGCAGGTGGAGAGCTAGAGTGTAACAACTCCGCCTCTGGAAAATCATAGTATTGGTTAATCCTCTCCATAATAGCGGAGTGGACAGCATCTTTAATAACCTCGTGGGATGGGTTTTCCGTATGCTTATGCGCTCTCATAACGCCGTAACGACATCCCTCCTCGATACAGTCACTTAGTATTGCGTAATGTTTTGGTTTCATGGTTTTGTTTCTTTTGGTTCTATGTGAAATTCACACCAGAAAGCGATGATTTTCGGCGGTTCGATGTAAGAATGCACGCCATTTCTCGGTGCTGTCCTGCGCAAGCAGTTCTCGCATCCTTCGCGCCATTCCCATTCGTCGTCCTCGTCGAATCCCACGCCATCGCATCGGGCTACGTCATTTGGTAGTGTGTTCATTTTGTTTTGGTTCTGTAGCTTTGCCAGTCAAACGATAGTTTCGCCCCATTCTCCTCGATCCGATCAATCACGGCTGGAGATAGCGTAGATGCTAATCTCTCCCATGTATAGTTGGAAATCAAGATTGTCGGCATATCTGCGGCGTATCTCGCATCAATGATGGCGGTTAGCTGTCTATCCTCGTATTGTGTCTCCCCACGCTCCTGGACTTCATCTATCACCAGCAGGGCAGCTTCACAGTAATCCGACACAACTTCCTTTTCTGATTTGCCAGATCCAGAAGTGTAAGTAGATTTGATCGTTGAGAACAAGTTCACCGCTGTGGTGTAAACCATCGGGCGTTTCTTCGTGCTTGTCGTCCATCCAATGCCTCCATTACTGATTGTTGGACGTTTTGACTTATGCGCTCTAGCTACCTCCCAAGCCATGCGTGTCTTGCCTGTGCCATATCCTCCGTAAAGGATCGTAATGCCCCCAGAATCGGTCGTAGCGAGTGCCTTGGCATAGTTTGCCAACCACCCGTCACCTGTCGCTGGCGGGGCATCCTCGTAGCGTTTTGGAAATCCTCTTAGTGTGTTCATAACATTGTTGGTGTTTCTATTGTTTTTTCTTTTGGCGTGCCTGCAAACATATCCATTTGCGCCGTCTCTGCTTTTACGCGTGCAATGCCAGCCGCAAAGTAGTCTGGATCTAGCTCGCAGCCTGTAAGATGCACGCCGCCGTAATGCGCTGCGATGGCGATTGACATACTGCCGAGGTGCGTGTCCAGTATTTTCATACCCTCCTTGGCGTAGTTGGTGAGAAGCCAGCGGTAGAGGGCTACGGGCTTCTGGCAAACGTGAAAACGGTCTGTTCCGCTTTCTGTTTGTGAAGTTAGATCGTATGTTTTGGAATTGCGGTCAAACGAAGTCAGCGCAAGTTCAACATTGCTCATTGTATGCATCCCTGACATGTTTGGCTTAACCCATGGAATAAAATGACGAGCAGGTGGCAAGCATTGTGTAAAATAATTACCGCCCCATACAATCCAATTTTTAGAAACGCGCATCATTTCGTCGAAATATATTTTGTCTGGCGCAACATCCCATTTCGCACCCTTTTTTTGATATTTTACCGACCAAGTTCCTCCCGCAACCAGTTTTTCACCGAGTCCGTAAGGAGGATCGCAAATAGCAAGGTCGAAATGCTTGTCAGGGTATTCCTTCATCAGCTCCATGCAGTCCATTAGCCGAAGGTCGAGCGTGTTTGTTTTGTAGTGTGTGATTTTCTGTGTGTTCATGGTAAATTCAAAATGTCTAATACTGTGTAGCTGTTGCCCTTCTTTTGTAGGTGTGAGTAGTCAATCGGCATTGTCGGCTCGATCTTCTCCGATTCCTCCGTGCGCATGAGCAATTCTGCCGCTTGGCTAGGGTTGCACTTATTACGCAAGGACAGTCGTCTGATACGCTGATACGTCTCCTGTGACAAGCGTAAAACGATTGTTGCCTTCTGCTCCCACGGTTTATGTCGTTGTCTTCCGCATATCATGCTGAATCCTTCGTCACTAGCTCTTTTGGCTCTCTTTTTCATAATACCTTGTATTGTGCGTAGGTTTTGCCGTTGGATTTCACCTTCGTAGTGCTGATAGCGATACCTTTGTTGCGGAGTTCCGCGATCCGTGCTGCTAGTCTCATACATCCCCATTTCTGGAGTGCTTGTAGTGGGGTTATCTTGTGTCCTTTAAGGAGCCATGCTTCTATTTTCTTCGTTGTGCTTGGTTGTGTGTTCATAT